ATTTTTTCTTGTGTGTAACGATGCACTTCCGCTTCCATAATTCCGGTCGGATAGACACGGCGATTACGATTTGGAATGCCTGCCTGAAGGAAGATGCCCTCAATGAAATACTTCTTGGTTGCATCGGTTCCGACCGCTTCAGTCAGAACTTTGACATCTTCATTGAGTTCGCAAATAAGACGCACGACTATCTCCTATCAGTAGTTCTGATCTACTGTTGTGTTCTTCTTGTAGACAATGATGATGGAACCATTGCTGTTATTTGTAAGAGTAACGTCGCCTGTGTCTTGTTCCTTCAAGAGTGTGACGCCTTCGAGGAACCAGTTGTCACCACCAACAAGCTGAAGGATGGTGTTACCGTTACGCGTGAGCGTCCAACTACCACACCAATACACCTGGGCGATGTCAACTGAATTGACAGTTTCACCGGTAAGTTGAAAGCTGGCAAGGTTGTATGTTGCGTTGGCAGTGTCACGAGTGACTGCGCGTGTGTGGAGTGAATTTTGAATGACTGGCATTGTTAGAATCCTTTGTGGGAAAGTTCGCGCATTCGCTTCCTTACAATAGGACGAACGTCAGCGTGTGGGTCTTTGCCGGCGAAGTGTTTAATGTCACGAAGCAAGCGATCATCTGGAGCGTGTGGTTTAACTTTGTCATGAGCTTCACCAGCTTTAAGCGGTTCGCGCATCAAGCGACGAAGTTGACCAACTGCTTTTCCTTTGCGAACAGGATTGGTGGAAAAGATGCCACCCACTGCTCCATCTTCGTCGATCACCTGACCATCGGAATCCCCCATGCCATCATCCCAACCGTCATATGCGGTTTCAAACAATTGAGGATTGTATGCACGAACAAATGCTTGGATGGATTGCTTTAGAGAAGGCATGATCTGATCATCTGGTTGTTTGTCTTTCAACATTTCTCCAAGATGACGACCACCGCGAGAATCCAAGAAATGGCCAATCACGACATCATTGAATTTCAGCTCTTTGATTCCGACAGAAGCTTTCTTGATCAACGAAACTGCATGATCGAGAAGTCGATGTGATTCGTTGCCAGCAGCCATTAAAAATCCACCGGAGGTGTTCTTTGGAATGGCTGCTTCGGCAACTAGCTTCTTTTGGAAATCAAGAAACGATTGCATTTCAGTCCTTCTTCATGTACTTGTCATGAGCGCGAAGGATTCCTTCATCACGCTTGACTGACTTGTTATCATGATGAGCGGTTGCTTTCTTATCGCCACGCTCATGTGCTTGGTTAGCAAGATCATGATGAGCGGCTGCTGACTTGGAAGCCTTCTTCATGTAGCGACCTAGAAGACTCTTTGAGAGTTCTTGTAGAGAATCGACTTCTTCAGAAACGGAACCAAGGTGCTTGTCCAGAGAAGTATGATCTTTACCAGTCTTGCGTTCGCCGTGCGCAGAAGTGTGGTGCCAGTCGCCATGTTCACCTACGCGAACACGACCACCAGAAGACTTAGCATAAGAACTGCCGCTGCGAGAAAAGCCATGCTTACTTAAAACAGACTTGTAGTCTTCATTGACCAACTCTTCAGCAATGCAACGAGCATCGAGCTGCTCTTCTGTCAATTCTTCTTTGACAAGCTTGTCTGTTGCACGTTCAATTCCCTTTGTGCGATTCTTCATCTTTCTAGATGCTTTCTGATAACGCTCTATTGCTCCATCTTTATCACTTGCACCTGCATGACCTGCATGCCATCCATGAGAAGCGGCACTAACACCAGCTTTCTTGATATATGAGCTTAAGACTTTCTTGGAAATTTCCTGAAGTTCTTTAAAGTCTTCGTGCACAAAGTGCTTTGATGCCTTGGCAAATTCAGCCATTTTTGCAGCATGTCCACCAGCTGCTAGACCTTTCTTGATGTCAGCAGCAGTGATTGGCTCATCTTCAGACTTTCCGAGCCACTTATGGAAAGCGCCCTTCTTGATGTGACCAAATGCTTCGTCAATATCTTGCTTGGTGTGATACTTTCCTGCAGTATCCAATCCAGTTTCTGCTGCTGCATCATCGGCATCATCGTCGCCAGTCCATTTATCGGCACGACGAGTGGTATCCTTCTGTGTAGATCCATTGTAAACAGCATCACCATTTCCAGCTGGATCCGCGACAACTTGTGTTGGATGCGCGTCAGAAAATTCTTGATCTGCTGGTGAACGAGCGTTGATCACTGGATAGATGATCTTCGCTTCTTTAATAAATTGTGAGAATTTCTTTGCCATTGGAGAATTACTCCGCAGACTTTGTCTGGATAGAATCAAAGAATTGCTTGATCACGCCTGGGGTTTCGTCTTCGATCAAGGTCGCAACGCGTTCTGCGATCAATGCGTTAAATGCTTCCTGGACGTCAACTGGCTTGCCTTCTTGGCAAGCTTCGATGAGGGAAAGGATGTTGGACATTGTGGTGCTCCTAATTGAACTTTCTATTTATTGCTGCTGAAATTTGGACGGCTTGCTGCCTTGTTGATCAGGCTGTTGTGTCATTCCGTCTGGACCACCAGCAGTCATTGCTATTGCTGCTTCATCACCAGATTGTCCTTGTTGTCCGAATCCATCCTGACCGCCTTCTGGATTTAGGTTGGATTGAACAGCATTGCCATTCATGCCAGCAATTTCATCTTCGTCCATTTCTTTCTGCATCTTCTCAATCAAGTCATCATCCTGACGCAAAATGTGACGTTTGACCCATGGGGTAGAAAAATACTTTCCGACGTATTGGTCTGCGTCATTCAACAGAGCAAGGCGTTCGCGAAGAATTTCAGTCTCCTTCAATTCAGCAAAGAAGTTGTCCTTCGCAAAGATGAACTTGACCTTCTGGAACATTGAAGGTGCTTCTTCTGCGCTGATAACACGCTTCAAAACGAGCTGTTTTTCCAGTGTTTTATAGAAGATGCCAGAGAAGCGGAGACGAATACGGTCAATGAATTTCGAGAACTTCAATTCGTCTCGACTGATTTCAGTTGCGCGTCCAAGATTGAATGCGCCGCCACCATCGTCAGAAAGGCGGGAAACTGGAACTTGAAGCGCATGATACAGACGCTGTTTGAAGTAGTTTACGTCTTCCATTTGTCCAAGATTCTGGCCACCAGGAAGCGTTGAGATTTCTGTACCACGACCACCTTCACGACGCGGTAGCCAGAAGTCCTCGAGCATGGTTGCATAGCGACGGTCATCGCGAATTTCACCAGACTGTGCATCATACACAACCTTGTTCTTGTGCTTGACCATCATGTCACGCAGGTATTGTTCCGCCTTCATCTTAGGCAGAGAACCGACGTCGATGTAAAACACACGACGTTCAGGCGCGCGCACGAGACGATAAATGACAGCAGCGTCTTCCATAGCACGCAATTGATTCAATGGCTTAATTGCTTTGTGCAAATAACCAAGAACCATTTGATTGGTTGGGTCCATCAACCCAGAAGTGACTGCAACAATCGAATCATCAGCGATGCGCATACCTGTGGCATTCTGATATCCGCTCGTTGAAGTTTCCTTCAAAGCAAACCCACGATCGTTGTAGATGTAGTATTCGCTCTTGGTTTGAATGGTAGATGCCAAACCTTTCGCTTGAGGAATACGGCGGATTTCACGAACCTTGCGCAGTTTGCGAGGATCGATGTAGCGCATTTCAAGGATGCCATGATCTGGACGTTCTTCGTCAATAATGACGTGGAAGTATAGACGTCCGTCGATATACCAACGGCGACACAGATCATAACCATTCATATTGAAGTCGAACAGACGAACGACTTCTTCAAATTCTTTACGAATGCGTTCCTTGACCTTTTCTGAATAGCCATCCAGCTGATCAAGATTGATCTGCACAAGATCTTCGTCTTCTGCAAATGCGACCATTTCATTGACGATGTCGTCAATTGCCGACTCAACTTCAGGCTGAATCGACATTTCACGATAGCGTGTTACGAGTTCAGACTCTGTGCGAACAGCACCTTCTAGATCGAGATATGTGCCAACGACACCACCTTCTTGGACAATGACGGCGCCATCATCCTTGACTGGTGGTGCAAAAGATTGGATTTCTTTTTCCGGCTCTTTCTTTCTAAGAATGGAAAAGCCAAACAGATCTGCCAAGTTACATCTCCAAATAAAGTGGGCTACACGAAACTATGTAGCCCACTGTTCAGTCAGTTCAAATCTGGGCGACCATCCAGAGTCCAGTAATCGAGTGAAAACTCAACCGTGAACTCTTCGATAGCATTGTCATTTTCCCAGTTCAATTCAATTGCGCCGACGGTCAGAGGGAAAATATTCTCGAACGTGTAGGTGCAAATGACATTGCCAGTTTGACCATACTGAATGACCTGAGCACGAGACTGGTATTCAGCAGGAGCAGCAGTTCCGAATCCACGGATGTTGCCCTGGAAGGTGTTGATCTGAGAAGACCAGGTTTCCAATGCTTGACGAATCAGGAAGTCTTCATCGTTGATGACGGTGACAGACCAGTTTTCGTATGTGCGGCTTGTACCAGCAACCTTGGTACGACGACCGAAGTATGGAACTTCGATCGCCGGCATTGTGGATTGCGGAAGAGAAGCAGCACGGCAAAGGAACGGGACTTTGATGTCAGCTACTGCAGTTGCAGGATTCGTAAAAGAAACCTGGAACAGAGAAGGACGAGCACCACCAAATTGAAGGTTGCTCTTGATGTCCTGTACGTTAAACGCCATTGTCGTTTTCTCCTAAAGGTTGTATTAGAACTGACCAACAACTTCGTTGAAATCGACGCCAGATGCAACAGCGACGAAGTTCAGACGGATGAAGTTGATGGAACGTTCCGGCTTGATGTAGATGTCGCCTACGAAGCTGTTGGAGTCAACAACCTGAGGGGTGTTGTTCGTACCATCGCAAACAACCTTGAAGTCGTAGATACCACGACGACCCTTGATGTCACGCAGGTATGGTTCCACCATGTTTCTGAACTGAGCTTGTGTGAAACTGTCGTTGAACTCGAACAAGGTGAACTTAGCCGCAGTCGAAATTGCCTTCTCGAGAACAATGAACAAACGACGCACGTTGATACGGTCGAATGCAGAAGACTTAGCCTGCAGAGTCTTATCTCCATAGAGGACAACACCCTGGCCAGGGAAGGAAACGACCGGGTTAACACCAGCAGAATAGAGGTCGTCACGTGCATCCGCGTTCGGATTCCATGCTAGCTTGACAACATTCTTGAGCTGACCACGGTTGAAACCAGCTGGCGACCACCAAGGATCACGAGTTTGATCAGTGTATGCGCACAGACCAGCAACATCACCATTCAAAGGAACCCAACGATACTTGTCATTGTACTTGTCGTACATGTACTTGTATCCAGAATCCATGACGGTGTACGAGGTGGACGAAAGACGATTGCGGAATGTAACAACTGCGCTGTCTTCGTTGCCCTTGTTGTTAACAACAGCAGCAAGCGGAGGAGAAACGAAGTTGATACAATCCTTACGCTTAGTGGTAATGTTGTCTGTGATGTAGTTTGGAACTTGTTCGCCAGAAACACCACCTACCGACTTGCCACCTAGGATCAACGCAACGTCGATGGATTCTGCATCAGCAAACACATCATATGCGTTAGTGATAGCAGAAGGAGCGATGGTTGATTCGGAAGCAGAGTCAGTACCACCAGACATGGTCTGCGAAAGAGGCAGAACATTAGTGGAAGGAACGACGTTTACAGTCGTGTTAGAAGCTGCGCCTGGACGGTCAGAACCCCAATACAAGTATGCAGAACCCTGATTGATGACATGAGCGTAGTAGTTAGAACCACCCTGATCTGCCTGTGCGTCTGTGCCACGAGAAAGACCAACCCACTTCTCAAGGACGGCACCCTTTGTGCCAGTAAACACACCGTTCTGGTCAACAACGACAACGTGCAGCTCATCGCCAGTTACACCAAGATTGTTAGCGTAAGTAGAGGTTCCTGGTGGCACCCCAATGATACCAGAGAACTCCCAAGTACGTGTCACCAGGGTCTGAGAAACGTTTGAGTTAGTTGCAACGCGAGAACCAAGAGTCAGAGTTGCAGTAACAACACCGTTAGAGATGATGACTGGCGAAGACTTGGAAGTGACCTGAACCGTTTGAACACCAACAGCGTTGTTACCAATGATGAGGTAATCGCCGACCTGGATCGAGCTGAGAATGTTCGTTGCATCTGCAGAAGCGTCAGCATTTGCAGTGTTAGAACCACTGGAGTTGGTGATCTTCAGAGTACCAGATGTGGAGCCGACACCAAAGTCAAATTCGACTGTGTTGTTCGCGTTCGTAGGTGCACCAACAACCGACTGGTACGCACTGTTGCTATCGCAAACGGAAACGCGCAGGCTGTTACCAGCAGCACCAGGATAACGAGCAAACCAGAGAACATTATTAGAGAATGTTCCTGAGAGAGCTTCGTATGCATCCAGGTTCTTAATCTGGATCGGAGTGGTGGTGCCAGTGTTAGCAACTGCGTTGTAGGTGTTCGAATCAACTGCACGGGAAATGTACAGCTGCTGAGAATATGCAAGATATGACGCAGCCGTCAACCAAGTTTCAAAGTTGGTATCGGTTGGCGTAAGGAAATTATTGCGTAGGTCGATTTCGGAACTAACCTGCACTGCCTGGTCGGCTGGTCCCCACGAGAAAACGCCAGCAATAGCTGCTTTTGTGGTGGACACTGCCGGCACGACGGTGGTCAGGTCAATTTCCTGCCAATCAACGCCTGGTGAAACTCGGAAAGTCATTAGTGGATCTCCTGTCAAGAGGATGCGAGATTCGACAACTATTTATTAAATCATTGTTTTAGAAATCACCAAAGAAAGATTTGTCAAAATCGCTCTTAAAGGCGTCCGGTAGATTGGTGATGATTTCTTCTAGAGAACGACCATCGTCTAAGAAACCAAGAGGAAGCATTTCTTCTTCCATTTCGTTCGACTTGATTTCAATCATTCGCTGACGAATATCAGAATCAAGAAGATCCTTAAAATATGTCTGCGTGGTTGCCCATGAGAACAGAACCAAACACATCACGAAGTCGTCATGTTTACCGACTTCCGCGTTGTAGCTGTTGCCATCTTCGACGTAAGAATACAGTTCTTCTACGATTTCTTCAGACTGAACCAACAGCTGGTGGCTTTCAATCAAGTGTTTGAGGTTGAAGCAACCCATACGCTTGACAGGAGGTGTAGTTTTGACACCAGGACGTCCACCCTTACCGAAACCGCCGCCGAGCACCCAACCCTTACGACCTGTTGATGTACAATAGAGAAGGTTTTCGACTTCCAACTCATCGTTAAGAAGCTGAGCGACCTGGCCACCAATATCGTTGATTTCCACTAGGATTTGAGCGTTGTTGTATTTCTTAGCAGCCTGGGCGATGAAGTTTGGAAACACATGCGGAGCAACCAAGTTGTCTCTGTACGTGCAGACAACTTTGTATGGGAACTTCGATGTGTCGACGATGACAAACGCTGAATAGTCGCCACCACCACCGCGAGCAACGTCGACTGTGATGAAATAACGACCTTCAGGATTTGGTTCTTCGTAGATATTGATTTTGCCACTTCGAGCAATTGGCTTGATCCAGAACAAGCTTTGGAGCGCGTCTGCCGAGATAAGCGTCGACGATGAACCGATAAAATTCGTTTCAAATTCTTGGCGGAACTGTTCAGGAGAAGTGTTGTTGATAGTTTCCTGTTTCCACTTCTCATCACGCCCAGGTACTTCTGACCAGTGTGCTTCAAATGGAACGTAATCATTCTTTCCTGGCTCACCCGGAGCCTTGACAGCATCATGCCAGAATTTCGCGAACAAGTCGAAACCGTTCGGCGTTGAAGTCATGATGACCTTCGTCTTCGTACCAGAAGTGATGGTTGGGTATGTAGAAGTGAAAAACTTCTGTTGCAGGTTACGCTCGATGTGAGCGAACTCGTCCAGATATACCAGATTGATGGATTTACCACGGATCGCGCTGGATGAAGTAGCAGAAGCTAGAACCTGTGAACCATTCTCAAGTACAATGCGTCGCTTGTTCCAAATGTGAACACCTTGTTGCATCCACTTAGGCAAGTTTTCATATGCCATCTGAACACGCTCAAGAATTTCTTGAGATTGATCAAATTTGTTGGCAAGAATCGCAACGCGGTATTGTGGATTGAAAATGATGTACCAGAGGATCAATGCTGCTGTCGTTGTGGTCTTACCAACCTGACGTGGAAGTTTCGCAATCGTAAAACGATTTTCATGCATCGTCTTGATCATCTTCTCTTGGAATGGCCACATATTGAATGGCACGATACCATCGTCAAGCGAGATGATCTTTACATAGTTCTTGACGAAATAGATGATGTCTTCCGAGCACATCGCCATTTCAAGCGCTTGCTCGCGTTCAAGTTGGATTTGAATGCCAGCAGGCTTAAGATTAGGGTTGCCTGAATACGAAGAGCCTTCATCATAGCCTAATTCAAATACGTCTTCTGGATCTTTCTTTTTAACCATTCTCAATTACCGTTGCTTCGACAGTGATCGCAGCAGCTTGTGCACGTTTTGTGCGCAATTCATTCAGGAAGTCTTCCGTTGTTCCAATGAATACATTGCTGTTGCTAATCGTAGCAACTTCCTTGCTCTCTTCTTTCTTTGGAATGACTGGAAGGAGTTGTCTACGTTTCTCGTGAAGATCGATCAGCTGTTTGTTGGAATCTGTGAGAGTCTTGATCAACGTTGATACAATTTCGAACGCTCTTGGCTGTTCAGTTTGTTTTGCGATAACAAGAAGTTCGTCTAAAGCATCAACGCCTTTTTCGATAAGTTTCTTGACATTCTCTCTCGCAATGGCAAAATCTTCTTCGCCATCCTTTTCTTCCTGAGTTAGCTCAACAATCTCTTCAACTGTTTCTTCCAACTCAACCGGAAGCCGAGGAGTCTCTTCCTCTTTTTCGATCACCAGTGGATTCATACCAAGTGCATCACTAATGGACTTCATCACTTCTTGTGTCATTGTTTATCCGTTACCGTTACGATAAAGTTGTAACATCCATCAGGGTCGACGCTATTTGGAGGAACAGTGAGAGATGAATTTGAAGTTGGGTTGCCATTGGCATCTTGACCAGGAACAACCTGAATGCTAGAAAATTGAGTGTTTGAATCTGGATCCCAGAAATTCACATTCGATACAGTGATAAGTTTGCCAGAATTTACTGGTCCGTAGAAGTTTGCTTTGCAGGTGAAGCTCAGTGTCCAAATGAGGGCACGGCGTTCGCTGAAATCACCTTCGTAGCTGTCCTGATTCATCACAGAGTTGAGGACATACGGCACGTCAACAGAAATTCCCATCTGATCGATCATCTTGATCGTCACTGTGAAATCTGGCGAGAAGAATGGGAGGATTTGTTCAAGAATCTGAGAACCATCGTCCCAAGAACGCACCAAAATACTCAGTACAAAATTTATATCGTAAGGAACTGGGTTGTAGACCGCCAGAATGTTGCGCGGATTAGTTGGATCCGGAACTTTAATTTGGCTAGTTCCATTCAACTTACGATCACCAGCATACGTCATTCCTTGAATTTCAAATGACATGCGAGGTAGCTGTGTTGCAACTGCCTTATCAAAATCAGGATCTTGGCGTAGACGCATCAAATACTTTTCAGCAGGACCATACGCAATAGGCACGTTGACGGTCTTGCTGATGGTGCCGTCAGCAGATTTCTTGACAATTTGGATGTCATTGAACAACGTGCCGAAGACGATGATGTATCGGCGAAGCAATTCATTGTAGAATGGGCTGTTACCGAGCATTAGAATTTACCACTCGTCATTGGGTTCTGATCAGAATAATCAATGAAGGTTTGACCTTCCCAACCAATATCAGTGACTTCAGAACCTGGATCATTGGTATCTGGATCGTCATCACCATATGCAATAGTTGTGCCATCTTCGCCTTCGATGAAGCTACCATCTTCGCCTTCAAGCTGTTCTGGCGAATTGTTGTTGCCAGGCACAACATATTTCTGGAAGAGCTGATCGATGAAATCGTATCCAGTTGAAAACAATTCGTTGTTGTATTCAAACACTTCACATGTCAAGTCATATGCCTGAAGCGAACCGAACTGATACATGACTGGCTTGTAATCCACGAACGTGATCTCAAACAACTTCCCAGTCATTGGGAAGTAAATGAGATCTCCCTCTCGCGGTCGCGTTGGCATGAACAGACTATCTTTGTCAAGGACTTCAAATTTGAATTCACGCTTTGACAAAGAAAGGATGACTTGATCGCGAATCTCTACACCAAATTTAGATAAGAACTGCCCATCTCCTGTGAATCCATCAACTGTCTTGATGTAGCAGGCAACAGGATATGCTGCTTCAAACTTTGACAGTTTGTCATCCACAATGACTGTATCAGGGTTCAATTGAACGCGCTTGATGTAATAGAGGTCCGCAGCATACATTTTGAGTGCTTCGTGAACAAGGCTCTCGATAAGATCCTGTTCTGTCGAAGAAGTGTAGTTGCGAAAATATGGATTAGAACCCATCATCCCTCCATGAATGCAGGAGGCAAGCTGTAAGAGAAAATCATTTCATCTTCAAGCTTCTTGCGTTCTTCGCTATATCGCGCGAACAATTCATCGGCATTGAATTGTATTCCGCCCGCAAGTTGCATTCCTTTGAATTTTTGCAAATTGGTTGCCCATTGGATTCCAATGATCGTAGTTGCATAGCGGAGCAACCAACGATCTGCCCAGAGTTTAGGATACTGCACTGGATCAATTACGCTGTAGCATTCGACAACGAGATACTGACCTGGAACTACTTTGTTCCAGTCCATATCAATCCAGAGCTTGTTGGACAAGCGATTGTAGCGGATTCGTTGTGAACCAACCAATAGCTGTTGCAACAAACTGACATGCTGCATTGCCATGAAGAATGGCACCATTGATTGCGATGTCAGTGTATACAGGTCGTTTAATGCGATCTGATACTGAATGTTGAAGATGCCGCCCTGTGTGATTGAAGAACCGATATCAAAAATGGAAACGGCTCCGATAATATTCGGCGGCAACGTGATGTATTTGTTGTCGATATCAGTTTGTTGAATCTGATATTTGTAGTATGTCTTATCAGTTCCATCGAAGTGATAATCAGCGTAATACTGCAAAGCTTCGTCGATTCTGTCTTCAACCTGATCGTCATCCACGTTGATCTCTACTACTGGTGCACCCAGCTCACGTAGGCACCATTCCTTGAAAGATTGACGATCGACTGGCAATGCCATGATTTTCTCCGATTAATCTTTGTATTTAGCTGATAGCTTTACGAAACGCTGCTGAGTATTCAGAACATTCGGTTGCATTTTGTTTGATACGATGGATTGTAACAGATGGAATCAGCCCATGACATTTTTCAATGTATGGCAAATACACTTCTAGGGGATATCCATAGAGTTGGTCAACAGGAAGGTTCGGAACCATTACTGTTGACCAATAATCTGCCACATTGCATTTCGATGCCTTGTAGGCATGATCAAGAAGCTGTTTTCCATTGAAGGCATATTCCACTAACTCTTCGGGATTCGAGAACGCATGAACAGGAGCAGATTTGAACTGTTTGTTCAACATAGCTTCTCGAATTAAAAAGAAATCGGGATACACTGCAGCAGGGATATTTTCTGCATTCATGATGAATGATTGTGTGTTTTGCTTTTCATGCAGGTCAGGGTTTGGTTGACCAAGCATAGCATACATGTCAAGGCTCTTCGATCCTTCGTAGCAACGCATCGGCGACATCATGAGGAAGTATGATTTCATTTCCTCATACGATGTTTTGCCTGGCATCTTATTCAGAATCGATCCAGCGCATATCTGCAGCCAGATACCTGAAGCCTTGATTTCTCTCAGAAATTCTGCTGTCTGAGAAACGCGACGAAACACGTCAAATTTAGCAGTGAAGACCTTTGCTGTTTTCTTCAAAGACTTAGTTTCTTTAACAATCAAGTTCTGGTAATTGGCGAACTCTTCGCCAACCATTTCTTTGTATTTTTCAATCTTGTCTTCAGGAATGACTACGATCAGTTCTCCAATTTCTTTCTTGAATGGCTCTAGGCTCTTCAACGTGACGAAGAATCCGTGATGAGACGCAATTAAGATGACGTTGAATTTTTGCGACTTAGCCATGTGGATACTTTTTCATGTGTTCAAAATAACGAGCAACATCAGCTTCTGGATCTTTAGAAAAAGTCGTGATGATGCCTGATTCTGGATGACTGAATAAAGAAGTGAGTTTATCAATCAATTTCATCTTAGCTTTGCAATTATCAAGACCACGATACACATGTTCAAAGTTAGACCAAGTCTTCTTTCCAGAAACCAGACCAACTTTTTTGCCGAGCAACGTTGCTGCAATTCCAGTTTCAGAAGTCATGGTGAACCAAACTTTATCTGAATAACGCATAATGTCATACAATGGGGCGTCTGCTGGAATTACACTTCCTTTCCATCGGCGGGAAAGCATAGTGCGCCAAACTTTGGACGTAATTGGATGCAGCTTAACTTTTGCTCCCTTTGCCACTAGATCATCAATTTTCAAGAAATCAACCATTTCTTCTTTGGCTAACACATTTGTGCCAGGAAGAACGATCAGATCGTTGCAATAATATTGACTCAATTGCGGTGAAGTCGTGATGTACTTGTCAGTAATCTGTGCACGTAACTGGTTTACAACTTCATGACCTTCGTCGGTCGGTCCCCAAGCCGCAACTTCGGTTATGTTTTTTCTGCCAATCACGTCGTGTTGAGCGCACAACATGACACATTTTGACATAAAATCTGTGAATTTGTAACCCTTGACCTTATATTCACCGACGGAAAATGAGATGTCATATTCAACTTTCACTCCGTTTCCGAAACGCGGAATGATTTCGCCCAAGCGAAGTTGATCTTCGCTTGGTGCTCTCAGCGTTTCGCCGGTCTTCATGAAATGAGTGGTTGGATCGCCAAGCCACTCATTTGAACTCATATACTCAAACTTAGCCATTCTTGCTCTTCTTGAGTTTTTCTACTTCCTGCTCAAGCGTGCGAATCCTTTCGTGTTGCTTTTGGAAAGCAGCAGTCAGGATTTCAACGAATGCTTCAATCTTCTTGTTCACTGTAGCGAGAGAAGGAGCATCTGGTTGTCCATTTTCATCAGCCTTGATTCTTACATCAGTCATTAATTTGTTCCTCAACCACCGCCACCAGCAATCTTGTTGTGGCTATAAATTTTCTTCTTTGGATCAGCGCCAGCTGCGTAAGATTTTCCGCCGAAACTGATATTGTAGACATTTTGGAAACCGAGATATTCAACTTGAATGACTGGCTCCCAGAAGGTTTCACCATAGATATCCACCAAAACTTCCTTACCCAACAAATCGGCTGCGTAGGTAATGTCTTCCATATCCTTCACAGAACCTTTGTTGTTGAACGGAGTGTTGTGAGAACATTCAAGAACAGCGCCACTCTGAGTGGTGATTCTCACCACTTCAACTTTGAACGGACCTTCAACCGCCTTGACAAAATCAATGCTGAATCCATCTTCTGGTGTCCATGAATCAAAAATCATTCCTTCTACAATTTGATGAGCCTGATAATCATCGTCCAGCCACATGTTTTCTCCGACACACGTCGTTTGGACATATTGAACCCAAATTTGATAAGAGAATGGTGTTTGTGGACCAGCAACACCAGCAACATATGGGGTAATGATTCCAGAACAGCCGTATTTACCAAGCGATGGCGGCGGCGGGCTGTATTGAACGTAAACGTATGTGTACGGGCTTGTAAAACCTTGACCGCTTTGCGGAGATCTGTACGTTGTTCCTGAAGGAGTACCCGTATTGGCTAATGTGTATGAGAAGTAGTTTTGGAAATTTGGATAATTGGAGGTGTAATAGACAGTAACACCGCCTGTATCATATTCTGATGAAGAAATGATACCGTTTGTAGATGACTGAGAAGCTATAGCAATGTAGTAAGGTTGAACAGAACACGTTGCTGGAATAGTGATAGGTCCACCAATTTGTTGTCCGTTCGAATACAATGTACAGCTGATGTTGTACTGAGAAGTTGCCGCAGAACCATTTGAAATCAATTGAACGTTGCAAGCTCCTGTTGCATTGTTGTAATTGAAATTAGCAGGCGTGCCTGAAACAAGTTGAGGGTTGAAAGAATATGATGGATTTGTCACATCAGAATTTTGATATGCTTGCATGCCAACAATAGCTTGTACAGTTCCTTGCTGCGTCCAGCCCGTTGCAGTTACAGAAGAAGGTCCACCGCCATAATTGAACGAAAACCCTGGATCTCTTCTTTGTGCAGTTACGACAACCTGATTGCTCTGTTGATTTAACAACAAACCAGTCGGACTGTAGAACTGATAGGTGATGTTGTAAACTGAGGTTGTTGCGCCGACTGCACTAGTTTGTTGATTGAAGTAAAGATTGCCTCCCATTCCCATGTTCACAGAACCTGAGGAAGAAGGAGAACCAAAATAACCAGCCGTTGTAGAAACAGAAGCTACCGGACCTGATGCAAGACTGTAGCTGATGATAATGTATTCACCAGAACTTGGTGTTGCTCCCCAGTTTGCCGCCGCGATACCCCAAGCCTGTATTGGATAGTTGTACGAAGCTTGATTGTTAGCATATGCCGCATAATTCATGGTCGGCACTGGGCATGAAGATGTCAACGTCACCAGTACAGTCGTTGATGCAACAACTGCGTTGTTGATGATTACATTACATGTAACGTTGATTTTGCAGGTTGAGCTTACACCAGAACCAGCCGTGCTCAATGAGAGAGAGATGGTGTTTGCAGTTGTAGA